GATTGAACAAGGATAAAAAATGAAATATTGGATATTAATTTTCGCACTTATGTTTTTGCCAACCGCAGCACAATCGCATCATTCGCAAGAAAGTCAAATAGAAGCGAAGTGAGCGAATTTAAGGTTGCACTTCATCCGCAACAGTTAGAAGTTTACAACCACCCATCACGATTTAAAATTGTTGTAGCTGGTAGACGATGGGGAAAATCCCGGTTAGCACTTTATACACTTTTTATCGAAGCATTACGCTCTAAAGACCATGATGTTTATTACATATCGCCCACGTTTGAGCAGGCCAAGCGCATTATGTTTCGTGGAATGAAGGAGGTGGGTAAGGATTTAATCGAATGGGCTCACGAAAACACAGCGACCATGAGATTGATTAACGGCAGAGAAATTCACATTGCCGGGAGTGATCGACCCGACACCCTGCGAGGTGTAGCTATGGCTCACTGTGTTATTGATGAGTACGCTAGCATCAAACCGATGATCTGGGAAGAAATTGTCAGACCGGCACTGATCGATTCAAAGGGCAGTTGTCTGTTTATCGGAACGCCGCAAGGCAAGAATCATTTTTACGATCTCTACAACTATGCTCAAAATAGAGCAGATTGGGGAACGTGGCAATTTAACAGCAAAGAAAACCCGTTTCTTGACCCGGAGGAGGTCAAAACAGCTTATGAAAGTTTATCAACTCAAGTAGCTCGACAAGAATTAGAAGCAAGTTTTGAGAGTTTCGATTCAGGTCTATTCAAAGAAGAATGGATTAAGTTTGATAATAATGAACCTGAAGAGGGTGACTATTATATAACGGTAGACCTTGCAGGATTTGAGTCAACCACCACAGGGCGAGGAAGCTCTTCAGCAAAACTGGATGAAACAGCCATTGTCGCTACAAAAGTTCACCAAGGTGGTTGGTATGTAGCGGATATCGAGCATGGTCGCTGGAACACTAGAGAAACGAGCGTAAGAATTTTGCGATTAGCTCAAGAAAAAGGAGCTAGATGTATCGGCATCGAGAGAGGATCTTTGATGAACGCCGTGATGCCGTACCTCGAAGATCAAATGCGAAGGATAGGCTTTTACCCTCGAATTGAAAGTGTTACTCACGGCGGTAAAAATAAAACAGATCGAGTGGTTTGGGCGTTGCAAGGGCGATTCGAGCGAGGTGTGGTAACTCTACGCCGAGGAAGTTGGAACTCACCTTTTCTCACGCAGTTGATGGATTTTCCAAATCCCAAGGCCCACGATGATCTACCCGATGCCCTGAGTTTTTTAGATCAGATCAGTTTCACACCTTACAACAATTTTGAAGTTGAAGATGAATACGAGCCCTTTGACTTAGTGAGCGGATATTAGGAGAAAAAAATGGCAGATATAGGAAAAAAGAATCAGAAAAAAATAAGAGCAAGGGCTAGAAAAAACCCAATGGAATCGTATTTTTTAGGTGGGTTTGATTTGTTAGGGCCGAGGCAGCAAGCCAATGTGATGAAAGAGCTCGACAAGATGATGAAAAAAGGTAAGAAATAGCAGTATGGATAAAGATTTACTGAGTTGGATTATGAGTCAGGTCGATGAGTGGCGAGCCTACCGAAAATCCAACTACGATGAGCGTTGGCGTGAATATTATCGCATTTGGCGAGGCGTTTGGGATGAGAGTGATCGCACAAGACAAAGCGAAAGATCAAGACTCATCAGCCCGGCAACCCAACAAGCGGTTGAAGGGTCAATTGCTGAATTAGAAGAAGCTACTTTCGGACGAGATGTCTGGTTTGACATACGGGACGATCTTCTTGATGAGCAACCTGAAGATATTCTCTATCTGCGAAACAAAATGAAAGAAGATATGGAGCGAGAAGGCTGGAAATCAGCGATCTCAGAAATTATGCTCAATGGTTGTCTCTACGGAGTTGGAATCGGTGAGCTTTTAACCGAAGAAAAAGAGGAAATTTATCCCGACACTCAGCAAATAGAAGGCACTGAAATTTTTCAAACAGGTGTGAATCGTAAAAGTTATATTTGTGTCAAACTAAGAGCAGTTGATCCACTAAACTTCAGCATTGACCCGGCAGCAACCACGATTGAAGATGCTCTAGGCGTTGCCATTGATGAGCTCGTTCCACGCTGGCAAGTTTTAGCTGGAATGAAATCCGGCGATTATGAAGATGTTGACTTGGGTGATGCCACCATCAGTTATGAAGATCAATATTCTGGCGAAACCAAACAAATCCCCTCTGAAAATGCCGTGAGATTATGCAAATACTACGGCAAAGTGCCACGGCATTACATCGACAGTAAAGTTAAAGAGGAAGATCAAGATGATTTAGTCGAAGCGTTAGTCGTTATTGCAAACGATTCTGAAATTTTAAAAGCTGTCGAGACACCTTACATGATGAATGATCGTCCCGTTGTGGCTTACTCGCATGACCGGGTGCCGAATCGATTCTTTGGGCGTGGTGTAGTGGAAAAGGGATACAACGTTCAAAAGGCTTTGGATGCTGAATTGCGAGCAAGAGCCGATGCTTTAGCACTCACAACACATCCTATGATGGCTGTTGATGCGAGCAGACTCCCTAGAGGAGCCAAGCCTCAAGTGCGTCCCGGTCAAACGATTTTAACCAACGGCGATCCAAGCACGATTTTAAAGCCGTTCAATTTTGGTCAATTGAATCCAACAAGTTACCGGGAAAGTGCTGAACTGGAACGCATGGTCAGCCAAGCCACGGGAGCTTTTGATGTTGGAAGCCGAGGAAATACAACCTTGGGCGGAATGAGCATTGCTCAATCAGCCAGCATTAAGCGTCAAAAAAGAAGTTTGATGAATTTTCAGGAGCAGTTTCTTATCCCGGCACTCACAAAATGTGCTCATCGCTTGATGCAATTTGATCCTGAAAATTATCCAGTTCAAGATTACAAATTCAAACCAGCCAGCACATTAGGAATAATGGCACGGGAGTTTGAAACGCAACAATTGATTCAACTTCTGCAAGTAACGGCTCCTGATAGCCCGGTTTTTATGATCATATTGGAAAGTATTTATGAAAATTCTAGTTTGCAAAATAGAGAAGTTATGGTGGCGGCTTTGCGACAAATGTTGCAGCAATCTCAAGAACCTCAACAACCGCCTCCAAATCCTGTGGGAATGGCTCAAGTCCAAGTTCAAAACAAACAAATAGATTTGCAAGCACAAAAAGCTCAAGCCGACCTAGCTCTCAAACAAGCGGATCTAGCATTAAAGCAAGAAACGCTAGAAATTAAAAAAGCCGAGAACCGGGATCGCAGGGATGATTCTCAAGAAAAGAATGATCTAAAAGAATTGGATATGTATCTCAAAAGCCAAGTGGAGTCAGGCAAGCTAGAGAGCCGAATGGCTGAAAAGATTATTGACCGAGTGCAGTAGTGGCTAGTATTTTTGATAAGATCAAAGGTCACATTGACCGAGGTGTTGATCGTGCCGGGATGTTTTTTAATGATCCTGATGTGATCAGAGCGATGAGTGTTGAACAAATCGAGCCCGATGCTCCGGTTGGCGATGCGTTCAAGCGTTACGGTGCTGCGACCTTGGGAGGGCCGGGGGATATTTATTCGCTTATTTGGAAAGATTTAATCGGTGCTGAAAGTGATTTACCGGGATTTCGCTCTCTTCCAACTTCGGAAACTTTGCAAAAAAGGTTTGGAGCTCCACAAGGTCCGGAGTATATGGCTGTTGATTTTCTGGCGAGCGACCCTTTCAGTATGTTGGGAAAGACAATCAAAGGTGCGAGGCAAATCATCGCTGGCCCAAAAGCTAAAGGTGCTGATTTAGAAAAATTAGAAAAAGCGAAACAATTAGATAAACAAACATATATGCGACCAGAAACAATATATCAACAAACTGGTTGGTTTAAAGGTCCAGATGACAAGTGGAAATTTGAAATACCAGACGATCAATTTCAACTTACTGCAACAGGGCAAAAATTATTGAGTCCAAAAGTTGGTGGAGTTTCAAAAGACGAATTGACAACCAAAGGGATCAAATCTTTAATGATATTGCCTGATGGTAATATTTTTGATCCGTATGCTAAAGCGTCAGATGGAACTGGGAAGGTGATAAAAAATCTTAATGTAAGAGTAACATTAAACAAAACAAGTGATTTAGATCAAGGTATAGCAAAGGCTGAAGAAATACTAAATAGTCGGAGAAAAAAGGGAGAATTAGATTTATCAGGTGCTGATGAAGATTTAAAGCTATTGAGGGAAATTAAAAATAAAGGTGGAATTAAAAAAGAAGAAATTGTTAGTTCAAGACCAGCAAGAGAAGTTTTCGATATGGAAGCCTTGTATGAGCAATATCCCGATTTAGTTAAAGATGATGTATCAATAAAAAGATTGCCTGTTAATCCATATAATAGTATTAGGGGATATTTTAACCCACAAGAAAATCTGATAGGAATAAGATCAGACGCTTTCAAAGATTATGACGAGGCACGTTCTATTTTGTTGCATGAATTACAGCATAAAATACAAATGCTAGAAGATTTTGGAGTAGGCGGTTTACCACAAAGATCAGCCGCTTTGCTCAAAACATTTCAAAGAGAGACAAGAGATCGAACGAGATTAACACCAAAAGAGTCAAAGATACAAACTAAAAAAAGTAATGATGCCTACCGATATCGCCAAGCCTCAAAATTAAATGATTTAGTCAATTTGTTTCATGTGTCAGCACCAAGGCAAATTTTTAATACCTCTTGGTGGATGCAAAATAGTAAAAAGGTTATAGACATACTGGGTATGCCACCCAAGTATGGAGAGAGAACAACTTACGCTCAAAAAGCTGGCAGAATTATTGCAGAAATAGAAATGGAAGAATTAATGAAAAAGGGCGATTTGCCTATTATTTATAACGATGAATCCATTAATACAACCCAAGAACTTTACAGAATAGCTTTAAACAATAGAGATGACGTAAGACGGCAGTATCGCAACGCCGCAGCAGCTTATAAACGATCTTATGATAATTACATGAAATCTGATATACCCAAAAAAATACAAACCATAAGAGCGATGGAAGATATTGTTGAGAATTACAGACCCGGAAAAGAAGGTGTTTTTGACGATATGGGGGATTTTAAACGGTATCAAGCGTTGGCTGGAGAAACCGAAGCAAGATTAGTGCAAAAAAGAAGAAATTTAACTCCAGAGCAAAGAGCAGAAAAACCTTTTTTTCAAGATTATGATGTACCAATTAAAAAGCAAATACCAATAACTGAATCGATGATTCAAAACCAAATCAAAAAACTAGAAGCAAAAAAAGGTTTATTCGATTGACTCCCGAACTTGAAAAATATTACGAGCTTCGGCTCGATATGTTTTTAACGGATGCTTGGAAAGACTTAATCGTTGATGTGCAAAAGATGGAGCAGACAACGGATACACTCGATAATGTCACGCCCGACAATGTTGATTTTAAAAAAGGCGAATTGAGCATAATTCGCTGGTTGCTGAATTTAGAAAATACGACTAAAAAATCTTACGAGGAACTTCAAGATGCCGATGTTTGAGTATTCATGCGAGTGCGGAAAAAAAACGGAGAAATTTTTGCAAAAAAAGAAAAATTTTATTAAATGCGAATGCGGAAAGCTTGCTGAATACCGAATTTCGGCTCCCTATATTGATTATCTGCACACAGGAATTGATCCCCACGGAGCTCCAACTTCTGGAGATAAGTGGGCTAGAATGCACGAAAGGGCAGCTAAATGAGTGATTATACAAAATCGGTAAACTTTGCGTCTAAAGATTCTTTGAGCACAGGCGATGCAAACAAAGTTGTTAAAGGGACAGAAATTGATACCGAATTTAACAACATCGCTACTGCTGTTGCGACAAAAAGAGATACGACATCAACCGTTGGTGTAGGGCAA